GCCTTGCGAGCCGACGGAGCCTGTTGGCCCGGTCGGGCCTGTGGCGCCAACGTCGCCCTGGGCTCCGGTTGGCCCAGTCGATCCAACGTCGCCCTGCGGTCCCGTGCTGCCAGTCGGGCCTGTGCTGCCGACTGCGCCTTGGTCGCCAGTGGCGCCTGTTGGGCCAGTGACGCCTTGGTCACCTTGGGCACCGGTCGGGCCGGTGGCGCCTGTCGCGCCAACGGATCCCTGCGGCCCTGTGCTGCCAGTTGGCCCGGTGACACCTTGCTCACCCTGCGAGCCGGTCGGGCCAGTGGCACCGACCTCACCTTGGCTACCAACGGCACCTGTTGGCCCTGTCACGCCTTGATCACCAGTGGCGCCTGTCGGGCCGGTCACGCCCTCGTCACCCTGGGCGCCGGTCGCACCCGTCGGCCCAGTCACGCCCTGGCCACCGACAGCGCCTGTCGGCCCGGTCGCGCCGGTTGCGCCCACGTCACCCTCTGATCCCGTTGGCCCTGTTGGCCCTGTGTTGCCGATGTCGCCCTGCGCGCCAGTGGCACCAGTTGGGCCTGTCACGCCTTGCTCACCTTGCGACCCGGTTGGGCCTGTCACACCTTGGGTGCCGCTGGCACCGGTTGGTCCGGTGACGCCTTGCTCACCTTGGGCACCCGTTGGGCCGGTCTCGCCGATAAGACCTTGGGCACCCGTCGGGCCTGTTGCGCCTGTCGACCCAACGTCGCCCTGCGCGCCAACGGCACCGGTTGGTCCGGTCGGGCCAGTGACGCCTTGCTGGCCTTGCGCGCCAGTCGGTCCGGTGCTGCCAACGTCACCGACGGCTCCCGTCGGGCCTGTCTGGCCAACGTCGCCGACCACGCCTTGGGCGCCGGTTGGCCCCGTCGGCCCTGTCGAGCCTTGTGCGCCCGTGTCGCCGGCGACGCCTTGCGCTCCGGTCTGGCCTGTCGCGCCTGTCTCGCCTGTTGGCCCGGTGACACCCTGCACACCCTGCGACCCGGTTGGCCCGGTAACGCCTTGGATGCCTTGCGGTCCCGTCGCGCCGACGTCGCCTTGGCTACCGGTCGGCCCAGTCAATCCGATCAGGCCTTGCTCGCCTTGGGCGCCTGTGGCACCTGTCGGGCCGGTAGCGCCGGTGTCGCCGACGGCTCCAGACGAGCCGGTCGGCCCCGTCGCTCCCGTGGCGCCCTGCGCGCCCGAGCTGCCCTGTGCACCGGTCGGGCCTGTTGCACCTGTGCCTCCGATGTCGCCTTGCGGTCCTGTCGGTCCTGTCGATCCGACGGCGCCCGTGGAGCCGACCGAGCCTGTGGCACCCACGCTTCCGGTCGGGCCTGTCGCGCCTTGGACGCCCTGCGGTCCGGTGATCGATTCGCCCTGGGCGCCAGTTGGCCCGGTCGCACCGGCAACGCCCGTGGCACCGACGCCGCCCGTCGATCCTTGCGGGCCGGTTGGCCCGGTCGCACCTGAGGTCGAGAACTCCGTCCACGTCGTCAGGTCGCTGCCCAGCTGCCACAGCAGGCCCGTGGCCGTGACGTGCACGAGCATGCCGGCCTCGCGTCGTGCGGACGGGATCGCGTCCCTGTCCGCATTGCTGGCGACCGTGCGGTAGCCGCCCTTGCCGTAGAGCGCCTCGTGGCTCGGGTGCACGTCGGTCGTGTCGAACGGCACGACCGGCGCGGCGACGTTCGTGCCCTTAATGTTGGCCATCAGCTCACCACCACGACGACGGTGCCGGTGATCGGGTACGTGCTGCGGTAGATCGTGTAGCTACGTGCGGCCTGCGCCGTAAACGTGATCGACCTGGTCGTCGTCTCCCAGGCAGAGTTGACCAAGCCGCCGACCGTAAACGTGGGCGAGCCGAACGACGCCGGGAGCACAAAGTGCAGGTAGGCGGCCGTCGCCACGATCGTGCGCGTCTGGCTGCGGCCGTCGGCCATGTCGCTCGTCAGCTGCGACGCAATCTGGCCGTCCGTGATCGCCGCGGCCGTGCTCGCGCCCCACCACCGCAATAGCAGGGCAGGGGAGGTGGCCGTGTCGTCCGCGACGGCCTTCGTGTGGACGCGCATCGTGGCTCGGAACCCGTCGCCGTACCGCCAGACCGGGATACCTCGAGGTGCCGCCACCTCGTACGTCACGTCGGAGCCGCTCTGCGTGTCGACCACGCGGTCGTGCCGCTGCGGCACGCCCAGCGGAAAACTGGCCGTCTTGATCACGAAGTCCCGAGACTCCCACCGCTCGACGACGCCGTTCTGGTCGGCAGCCTCAAAGACGGAGCTGCCGACCGTCGCCGTGAGGTTCACAGTCGTCGCACCGCGCACGTACCGCACCGTCCGCCCGGCCGAGGTCGCCAGCCGGTCAGCCAGCCAGGACGCACCTACGGCGAGCATGTCGGACATCGGTCACTCCACGGCGCCACAACGCCGCCGCGGCGCGTCGTGGATACGCGCCGGCGGCGGGTTGCGGCAGGTCTCGGACTCGCGTCGGATCAGCGCTCGAGCTTGACGCTCACCGTGGACGCACCCGTCACGGCCTGCGCGACGGCGTAGCCCATGTTCACGCCGGTGACGGTCGTGGCGACGCCGCTGGTGGCGTACCACTTGACCTGCGCACCGGCCGCGATGGTCTCGCTGTTCGCACCCGAGGAGTGCTTCGGCACGCTGTAGACGCCCTCGACGGCGACGACACCGACCGCACCGTTGGCGATGGGGCGCGGCGCGACACCGACGAGCGAGCCGATCACGACCACGTCGCCGGCGGCGATCGCGCCGCTGGCCGTGTGGTCGAGGTAGTAGCCATTCTGAACCGTATCTGCCATGGAACTGGTCCTCTGCTGCTGATGGGTGTGGGTGCCGGCGGGCGGACACGCTGCCCGCCCGCCGGCGAATGATCACGACACGGCTCAGACGTCGACCTTGACGCCCGCGAGGTACTCCGCCTTCGACACGCCGAAGTCGTAGTAGCCACGCATCTGGACCCCGAGCACGTTGAAGTCGGCCTCTGCCGTCTCCACCACCGGGCTCTGCACGCCGTTGAGGAACGCCACCTCCATCACCGGCAGGTCGGCCGGCGAGGCGAGGAGGTAGTGGTCGGTCACGTTGGTGAGGTAGGTGGAAGCCACCACCTCGTAGCGACCGGCCAGCACGTTCCGCTCCGGCTGACCCGTGGTGGCACCGCTCTGGATCAGGGCGGAGCCCATGATCTCCAGCGCGGCGACCTCGAGGTCGACCGGCACGAGCAGGATCCGCGGCGTCACCGCCAGCGGGTTGCCGTCGGGGTCCTTCAACTTCCTGAAAGTGGTCACCACGTTCTTGAGGCTCGACACCGACAGCGCCGCCGACGCCGGCGTGGTGCCGGACGTCATGAGGTTCTTGCGGGCGGTCGTGAAGAACGACGCGTCGTCGAGGAACGCCGTCCAGAACACGTCGTTGAGCTTGAGCGCACCACCACGACCGATCCGCTGCGGCACCGCGGTGAGCGCACCCAGGTCATCGTTGATGAGGTCGGTGCGGGTGACCGACGTCATGATGCCGTAGGTGCTCGCCGAGATCGTCCGCGACTCGTCGCTCGTCGCCGCGTGCTTCAGCTCGCCGCCGTTCGCCACGGCCTCGAACTTCATGCCGCCGTTGAGCCGGTACGACGTCAACGTCTTGAAGTCGTTGACCGCACGCACCGCCGAGATGCTCCGCCACGCCGACTCGACGCTGTCGAAGCCGGCCAGGAGGAACTTGTTGACCGTCGCCGACAGGATGCCGCTGATCGAGTGCGTCGACCAGGCCGCCTGCAGCACCGGACGCAGCGTCGAGCTGGTGATCTTCTGCGGGCCGTCGTAGCCGTTGGCCACGGCCGCCTGCAGGATCACCTCGCCGAGCGTGATCTGCCCGCGGGCCTTGTGCGCCGCCTCGAGCACCTTGGCGTCGTACTTCTGCTCGACGCCCGGCAGGCCACCCTGCATGGCGAACGAGGCCTGGATGACGTCCGCCGAAGGCGGGGCGTGCTCGACGATGTGCACGGCCGGGGCCGCCGGCCGCTCGTCGCGGGCCGCCTTGAGGTTCTCCATGTCGGTGACCTTCTTGTTGAGGACGTCGACGGTGGCGATGAGCTTGGCCAGGTCGACAGCCGGTGCAGGATCGGACTCCACGGCGACCTCCGCCGTGGCCGCCACGGCCGGGGTCGACACGACCTCGTCCGTGGGCTTGGTGGTGGCGTCAGCCGCCATGGTTTCCTCCTCGACGGCCTCTTCGGCCGCGATGGCGACGCTGGTCTCCGCGTCAGCGCCCAAGGTGACAAACGAGACCTCGCGGAGAGCGGAGGCCCTTACGATGCGGACAGGCCCCATGTGGGTCTGCCCGTTTGCGGCGGCGACGGCGTCGGCGTCGACCTTCTGGTGGCGGCGGACGTCGGCGCCGACACTGGCCTGCCAGGCGTAGCCTCGCTCGGCCAGGGCGAGCACCTGGCGGGCCGTGTCGGTGTCGGCCATGATCTCGCCCTCGACGATCAGCTTGGATCCCTCGACGCGGACGCTGTCCGTCTGCCCGAGGATCGACCCGAGCCCGTAGTCGTGACCGAGAACGATCGGGATACGCTGCTTGGTTTGCATGCCGGCCAGGTCGATCACGACCGGCTCGCGGCTCCAGCCCTGACGGATCGGAGCGCCGGTGTAGGCCTCGATCGTGAACCGACGCGGGGAGGCCGCAGCCTCGCCATCGGCGGCCTGGAGAAACGTCACGCTGGTGTCGAGTTTCAGAGTGTTCATAGGAAGTCGATCAGCTCCTCGAGGTCTTCGTCGTGGTCGAAGTCGTCCACGTCACGCCTCCTGTGGATTGCCCTCCTGCATGGGCTGCGCCGCACCACCCAGGTCGATCGGCAGCCCCAGCTCACGCATCAGCTCCAGCTCGGCCGCACGCTGCCGCAGCTCGACGTCCCACCGCTTGCCCTGGCGGGCGTACTCGCTCGCGAGCGTCGTCGTGTGCGTACGCAACCGCACCTCGGCAGCCGACGCCTCCTTGCCGGGGTCGACGTGCTCGCGGCCGTCCCAGACCCAAGCCCAGTTCCACTCCGAGAACGGCGGAAGGCCGTCCGGGATGACGCCGGCCAGGCTGGCCTCGTTGACCCACGCGGCCAGCACGCGGTCGAGGCAGACCCGCTCGAGCTGGTCGCGGTCGACGCGCTGCATCAGGCCGTAGACCTGGTGGTCCATGCGGCCACTGGCGTAGTTGTAGGACGAGCTGTCGAGCGCGGCGACGTTGTACGGCAGCTGCATGCAGCGGGCGATCTCGTTGAGGATCTCGCGCTTGAAGTCCTTGTAGGTGCTCGTCGGCTGCTCGGCCTTGAGCTGCGAGATGTCCCAGCCTTCCGGCAGGGTCACGAGGCTGCGCTTGCGGATCTCCATCTCGGCGAACGCGTCGACCTCGTCCACCTCGGCGGCCGGACTGTTCGAATGAATGAACGCCGCGAAATCCGCGGCCGTCTCAGCGGCCGCAATCACGGCCTCGGTGTACCGACGCAGCTGGCCGAAGAGCCGGAGCGCGGGTGCCACCTCGGGCATGCCGCGGTTCTGGCCGGGACGCTGCCGGCGGAACCAGTGGATGACCGCTGCTGCCGGCACGCGCTGGAACTGCAGGTTGTTTACGCGGTAGTTGCTGCCCGGGTGGAAGTTGAGCACCTGGTAGGCAACCACGTTGCCGGTGGCGTCAAACTCCAGACCGTCGACCGTGTTGCCCTCGGGCGTGATCGTCTGCCGCATCAGCTCGGTCGGGGTTGCGACCATCTCGGCCTCGACGAGCCGCAGGTCCAACTGCACGCCCGGCAGGCGGGCGTTGTTGACCATCAGTGCGAACGCCTCGCCGTCGACGACGAGCGCCTCGCGCATCGTCCTGAGCTTCGCCGGCAGGTCGATCGTCGTGCCCCAGTCGTAGAACGCCCGCTCGACGACACGCGCGGCGTCGTCCTGGACGTCGAGCTGCAGCCGCGGGCCGGTGCCGACCAGGTCGCTTGCGAGCGTGGCCGAGATGCCGGCCAGGTACGAGTTGTTGTTGCGCTCATACCTCGCGCGGTTGCGGATCGTGCGACGCACGACCGGCGAAAGCTGCGCGTCGGCAGAGAATGCGTCCGCGACCTGCCAGTGCTTGTAGTCGTCGCCCAGCTGCGACGCCTCGTACCGCCCGCGCACGACCGGAGCCGCGACGGGGCGCGGCTTGGCCTTGGCACGGAAGAAGTCGAGGAATGCCATCAGGAGTACGGCGATGGTGTGAGCTGGTTAAACCGCAGGCCACGCCTCGAGGTCGATGCGGCCGCCTTGCCTGTCAGGTACTTGTCCGCGGCGATCTGGTCCTGGATGGACTGCGCCTCTACCTCGCCGGCGTCCGTGCGGACGCGCTTGGGGCCGGTGGCGGTGTCTTCGATGGCCTGCTCGATGGCGTCGCTCATAGTGGCGACGATAGAGCGCGCGCGAGCGCAGACCGCAGGGGGTGTGGCCTACTTGGCAGCCATAGCCAGGCCGATGTTGGCCAGCGCGTAGCCGGCCCACGCGATGGCCATGCCGGTGCTGCCCTTCGACCACTGGTCGCAGGCCACCGCGAGGTAGACGACGCCGACGCCGAGGATGAGCGGAGCGGACATGGTGCTGCTGCGTGTTACGTAGTTTCACCAAAAACGACCACGGCGGGTTCGGCGTGCCGGATTATCGGGCCGGTGCCTGCCCGCCGGGGTCGCTGTTCGATGGCGATCTCACTGAACCGTTTCGCTGCCTTCTTGTGAACCGTTTCGCGGATCGCCTTGTGTGCGGCATATTCTGAACATCAACCGCCGCTCGTCGTCGGTCATCTCGCAGCACAGACGAGCCAGCACCGACGACAGCGCCTCGCGCTCCGCGTCGGTGAGCCGCAGCCGCTCGATCTCGTTTGCCGCCTGGTCCATCAGGTCGCTCGCCGGTGCGGCGTTCACGTCGTGCGTCCACCGGCGCAGGCGGGTCACGATGTCGGTCATGCACCCATCCTCCGCAGCTCGATCTTGCGGACTGGTGCCGTCGGGATGGTGACCTTGCGGCGATGGTTTCTCGGCGTGTTCACGCCCACCGCCGTCACGCCGGCGTAGCTGGCCGCCACGGCCGCACCCACCACGCAGTCGAGCCAGTGGTTGTCACGGCCTGGCAGCGTCCGCCACTCGTCAACGACACGGCCGCGTGCCTCAGTGCGCACTGGGTACTCGGCGGCCAAGTGCTCGAGCAGCATGGCGTGGTCGCCGGCGTGAATTGTGAACGCCTGCGGGTCGGCGGCCGGCAGCTTCAGCCGCGCCGCAATCAGTGTCTTCCAGGCGTTGGTGTCGTAGAGCACGTGTCGCTGCTTTTGGATCGTCGACGTCCGCCAGTTGCTGCCGACGCGCTCGCCGCGGTCAGGCCGCTTGTCCGACAAGGTCGAGCCGGACGCACCGACAAACCGGCCGTGGCTTGGCAGCACGCGTGGACCGTAGGTTGACCGCCTGGCGAAGTCACGCACCACGCCCTGCGTCTGCGCCCAATTGGCGTCGACCATGACCTGCGAGATCCGCAGCACCGCGTCGTCCGTCTCGCGTGCGAACTCGCGGTCCAAGAGCATGGCGGCCACCTCCGCCAACGCCTGGTTGGTGGCGGCCTCGAGCGACGAGAGCTTCGTCACCGTCTGCATGGTGCGGCGGATGTCACGGAGTGTGAAATACGCGCGGTTCTGCTCCGGCCACGTGCCGTAGGCCACGAGGTGGCCACGGAACTGGTGACCCCACGCCGCCACCGCCCAGTAGAGCGCCTTTTCCTGCACGTCGATGAATGCCGTCAGCGTGTCGAGCTGCCCGGGCACCACCCACCTGGCCACCTCGACGACGTTGCTCCGCACGTCCTCGCTGGTGATCGCGTTGGTCTGCGCCTCCTGACGCAGCGGCTGGTTTTGGTACTCCGACGCGAACACGTCCGGGCCGTCGTCGATGAACGCGTTGTAGGCGTGCTGGATTGCGGACTGCTCCCGCTCCGGGTCGTAGCAGCTCTCCCACGACACCTGGCAGCCGGCGTCCATCGCCTCGCGGTGGTCGCGGTAGTACGCGTCGGCCTCGGCCCACGCGCGGGCCTGGTCCCCTGGCGTGTCCTTGTCGAACGTCACCCGCAGCTCGCGGTACCGGCCGAGCCAGTCGTCCTCGTGGCGGTCCGCCCACTGCTTGACCATGGCGATCCGCTCGCCCTGCCACGCTGGGTACCTCTTCGTGTCGAGCAGCTGGTCGACCATGTCGTCGTGCTGGATGACCGTGGCGTTGACCACGCACGCGATGCTCGACCTGTGGCCGGCCAACTTCATCACCGATTTCGACAGGATCTCCAGCCGCTTGCTGCACTGCATCGGGCTGGCGGCGCTCTCGCGGGTCTGCGGGTCGTCGACGATGACGAAGTCGGGACGCAGCTGCGAGCCGTCGGGGCTCTTGTGACGCAGGCCGAGGATCGAGCCGGTCAGGCCGCGGGACATCACGATCGAGCCGGACGCCACCGAGCCAGGGATCGTCGGCATGACGATCGAGTCCGCCTGCCAGCGGATGTGCGTCTGCTCGCCCTGGTGCGTCTGGGAGTTGCACCGCTGCACCTTGCCCTCGAGCGCGCGGATCGCGTGACACACCTCCGGGAAGTCGTCGTGCAGTAGGTCGTTCTCGGCCAGTTCGAGCTTGACGCTGGCGATGGCCTTGGCTGCCAGTCCGCCTTCGCCGGCAAAGATCGCGCAGAACCGACGGTGCCCATACAGCGTCGCCCAGATGATCGCGTTCTCGCTAATCGTTGACTTGGCGAAGCCGCGGTAGACCGCGTTGACGAACCGGCCGCCGCCGATGATGCAACCTTGAATCCGCTCGATGACGCGTCGGTGGTCTGGGCTGAACGGAGTCAGGCCCGTCGACATCGGGAAGTACGTGATCAAAAAACGCTCGAGGTCGAGCCGGCAGGCGGCGCGGCGCGCTGGATCGACGACGCCGGGCACCTCGCCGATGTCGCTGCCAAGACGTGTCCGCTCGCGGGACCGCTCGATGTCCTGGCGGCGCTTGGCGTCGGTGGCTGGCGGAGTTTGTGGCATTCGGGAGAGAGTCGACGAAAACGAGGATGCTCGCCGCTGGGTGTACCGCTGCTACCTGCCAGAAGGACCCGCCACATTGGCA